TTTATGGTGTACGGGGGTGGCAAAAACTGGAAAGATAGTTGTATTTTATCAGATTATACATAGCAGGTTCATCTATATACCAACTCTAAAAATTTACCTCCTCTTAATCGACAAAAATCCTATAAAAATAAGGTAAATCTGTCATTCAGACAAAATCTACCCTTTATCGTACCCCATATCGTCAAAACCCACTAAAATCAAGCATTTCAGCCACTTCACAACCCAAAAATCAAACTCCCATCTCATCAAAAATCCACGCACAATTCCAAAAACTTCCTTATTTATAAGCACTTTCACCGATAAGCATTTTCCCAGTGAAAAATTCCAAATCATATTATCAATATTAACTTGACTACCAATATATCCTCTCAATCTCATCCCCCCAATCACTAGCTTAAATCTCACGAAATCGACTCAAATTCATTTCAAAATACCTCCAATGATAAAATCCTTCCCTAGACATAAAACTCTCTTATTTCTCTCTCAAAACGAATATAACCCCTAATATAGGGGCTACCATAAAACTATATGAAAATTGCGCTACTAAACAGAGAATAATGTATATAGAAAGACAAAAAATCATTTCAAAGGAGATTTAGCAAATGAATACATATCTAATACCAACAACAGCAGCATATTGTTATGAACCATATGATTATATCTATTTGGTATATGCCAATACCACACAAGAAGCATATAAAAAAGCATATAAAGAATTACAAGGTGAATACATACCACAAGCATTACAAAAATATGAATCATATCCTTTTGAATTATACAAACCAGATAACACATTTACTTTCCCATTTCACAAATCAAAGAAATATGATATACTTAAAGAAGCATTTAAAAATACTAAAGGAGCAGAATATATGTCATATTTTCAAGTAAACTGGAATAACTATACTGATCAACTAGCTAAAATGGCAATTTTTGAAAATTGGTCTAATCCAACGTACCCTAATAATGAAATTCTGGCTAATTACCTAGTGAAAACATATGATAAATTGACTTCCGAAAAGAAAATAACAATAGGAAAAGATTATGCTTTATTCAATACAGGATTATTTAATAAATATTACGATCAATTATATACATATCAATCAGGAACAGAAATACTATTTCTTACTGGATATGAACTTGGACGTATTGGTATAAAAGAAAGACCAGAAAGAGCAAATTATTTTGAAAAGCCAGAATTACTTCTTTTTGATTGGCATTATCCAATTGATGTACATTATACTCACATACTTGATGATGAAAAGAACAAACAACGTTTACCAAAGGCTTTTCTTGAAAGTGCCAATAAGATTAATATTTTAAACGGTGCACTAGACACAATGAAAAAGAAAGTTTCCGCAAATTATAAACTAGCAATTCCACAATATTTTGATGGTAAAATACAATTACTACTTCCATTATGTTTAATGTCAGATAATAAACCTGATGTAGCAATTGCAGTCACTAAAAAAGATAACTCATATCAAGGACACACATGTTTAACGTTAGATATGGCATATAATAATGCGAGACTAATAGCAAAGCCAGAATCTACTTGGTTATCTATTTGACCATTTAAATATAACATGATATCAAAGACAGATGATTGATTTCGTCTGTCTTATTTTTATGCCAAAAATAAGAAATAAGCAGAGAATATATTATTGAGCAGTATCCTACTGCTATCCCATCACTTACTCAAAGAAAGGAATTTAGTATGAAACCAATTAACAGCAAAACAGAAAATGAAATACCAAAATATCTCAAGTCAACAGAGAGTATCATTTCCAAGAGTAACCGCAAGTCTAAACATAAACATCACTATGAAGAATGTCTGATTCAAAACAAATGGAATTTTAAAAGTAATGCATTTACTCAAGAAGAAAAAGAACGTATACATACTTCATTGAGCAGTTATTGTATTATCTGTGGAAAAATTGGAGGAATAATTAAAAATAGTAAATATCAGAAAGAAATCAAAGCATTACAGAAACAAAGACAAACAGGAAATAACTTTTTGGAAAGTATATCAGGTGAAGAAATTTATGAAATGTATCATGATAAGATGTCAGTATTCTTTTTAGAAGATATATTTGCCAAGTATATTGATTTAGAACAAAATGATTATTCAGATAGAGAATAGATTATATAAAAGTGACTGTGTATATCTATAAGAGTGAATAATAAGTGCTAAAGGAGATTTGAAAATGAAGAAAAATACGATTAAGAATATTATATTTGCTACTTTAGTAACATTTTTATTTGGACTAGGGTCAAATCTTAATGTATGGTCTATTGGAGCAATTGTATTTACGTTAATATTATTACAATATGTTTGACGCCAGCAGATTTATATAAGGAATAATTACGTCAACCAAAAATTAAAGATCTTGTACGAAGTGAAACGAATACAAGTGCAATATTCTTCTCTTGATAATATGAGTCTATATAGATATTGACCTATACAAATTCACAACTTTGAAAATTTAAGACGGAGAATATTGTAATGTAACAAATAGACACAATTATTTATAATGGAGGAATTTGAAATGACAAATGAACAAAGAATTGATGACTGTGTAACAGATCTTATTGAAACAATTTCTAAGAATATCGGTAACATGTATGGTAAAGGATCAACATCAACAAAACAATGTGATGAAATCGAAGCTCTTGCTTCATTGATAAAAGCAAGAGCAACGATCAGACCACATAAAAATTATTCTTCATCAGAATCTGATTCAGACTTTTTTAAAGAATGAACTGTATCATAAACATCTTTTATAAGCCCAGCCAATTCAGTACGTTTGACAGGTACACAATTATTTTGTGTACCCCAAGCACGAATGTACTCACAAACAATTTCTGATGTAATCTCTTTATCAGATTTAGCCATAATCTCATCTCCTCTCTTATACTGATGTAAATATTATACCATATATTTCATAAATAAAAAGAGAATATACCATTGAGAGGTTTTTAAAAAGAAATAAACAGAACAAAACAACTAAAAATTAAAGAGTGCTTATTTTGAAGCGTGAGCGAAAAATAAGCACGATAGTAGTTATACTTTAATATATACAGTTATACTTTATAAAAAGAACGCTGATTTGGCACACTGTAGTGTGACATATATTTCGATTTTTTAGCAAGATATGTCACACTCTGATGTGACATACTTTACTGTATCAAAGTAGAGAATATTAAAATGAAAGGAAGTGATAACACGGAAAACAATAAATCGCCATCAGTTCCAACAGCCGAAGTTAGAGTACCAATTCATAACGTAAGAGTTCCAAAAGAAATAATTCTGCAAAATACATACCCTGAACATAGAATTTCAGCTTTCTTCTATCTTAACTATAATCAAACATGGGATGGTATGGTGAACTACTCTCCTATTTACATGATTCAATGGAGTGGATATCAGTCTAATTGGAACAGGCATAAAAATAGAGAATCAATATATGACAAGTTTTTAAAGTCAATGCAATGTTTATTTTCAAATGGATATATTATTGATTTTGATGAAATGAAATATATACAAAATACGTTTCAATCTTCAATGCTAAATATAGAGAAACTTATACCTGAACAGAATTATGGAATCGTATATGATTTTGAATATGAAACTATTATGAAGTATGAATCATCTTACAAACCACTAAATAAAAGTATTCTTCTATTAGTGTTTTCATATATTAAAGCATTTACGTGGAACAGATTTTCATCTATTACAGGTCATTCTGAAAAAAATAAAAAATCTAAACCAGAAATTTTTCATTCTCAATTCGAGACGATGTCCCAATTTATAGGAGTAAAACCAAAAATGATCTCAAAAGCATCTGAATTACTTGAACAAATGGGATTAATAATCACTCATCGAATGCCAAGATATCAAGATGCAGATGGAAATTGGCATACAGATGACATTATTTATGTTATTCCATACAAAATAATTTATCAGAATAAGCATTTTTATATTTGTTCAAAAGAAGAATATGACCCAAAGAAAGAATTGGAGAATGGAATTATGTATCTTCGCAATATGAAGCATATAAGCAAAAAGTTTTATCAAGATTAAGTATCGAATAAGAGAATAAACATATGTAACCAAATAACGCAGTACTCAAAGGGAGTTGATTGCAATGAAGAAAATATTATTTAAACGAAAAGGAGAACTATTAAATGAACAAACAGTAACTATCGAATCAAAGAACCATAAGTATCAGAATACCTATGGCGGGAACATTTACACATCAGATTTTTCTACTAACTATGAACATACGCAAAATTTTACAGGCAGAATTTTGTCTGATTGGAAATTTGATGAACAGTGTCACAGAAATATACTCAATAGATCGAGGTCTTATTAAGTTATGTTTAGTAGACAGGACTATCAATATTTTAAGAAAGCAAAAGAAATTTCTAAAAATTCAGATTTTAACAAAATACATATTGGCTGTATTGCAGTTTATCAAGGTAATATCATTGGAGTCGGATACAATAGTAATAAAACTCATCCAGTGCAAAAATACTATAACAAATATAGAAATAATAGAATTTATTGTGGATATCTTGCCCCAAAATTACATGCGGAAATTAGTTGTTTAAATACTATTAGATTTATGGATATAAATTTTTCTAAAGTGAAATTATATATTTACAGATCACGAAAAGATCAAGAATATGGTTTATCTCGACCTTGTCCAAGCTGCATGGCGGCAATAAAGGATTTAGGTATAAAACATATATATTATACCACAAACGATGGAGTTGCTTACGAAGAAATGGAGAATATAACTTATGAAGAGATTATTTAAGATGTTTAGAAAACATTATAAAACAGGATATACATATACCGTGAAACTTAGTGACATTATTATTCAACCTGGTTGGAACCATATTAAGACTTGGAAAATGAACGAGAAGATGAACTATTTCGAGAAAACGGTCGTTTCGCTTCTACTATTATTATTGACAGGGAATTTGTATTGAGAGATGGGTTTACTTCATACAGAATTGCAGAAATAAAAGGCATGAAGTATGTGGATGTATATTTTGTTAAATAAATAGAAATTTCATTTGGAGAATATATAAGTGAAACATAAATTAGTTTTATAAAGGAGGAATAAATCATAGGACATTTGAAAAAATCTCAAGAATGGTTTGAGAAGAAAGTACAAGATTATCATCATGAATTAGTTGATATTCTAAGTGAATATATGGGTTCAGAAAAGCCCATTGACCTTGTTTATCACTGCCCTATACATGGTGATACATATACAACAATTAATGCTAAAAATGTTTGTAAACCATATTTTTTACCATGTAAGAAATGCCAGTCTATAAGGAAATCACAATCTGCAAAGAAAGCTGATAAGAAAAATAAACAGTTCTATTACGACAGATTGGTTAAATACTGCAAGGAACGTGGTGGAAAAGTTTTAGAAACGGAATGGACAAGGGCGAAAGACATATATCATTTTAAATGTGGAAATCCAAAGCATCCGATTTTCACTACTACTGCTGATGCATTATATAGTGGTGAACATTGGTGTCCATATTGTTCAGGTCGTGCAGGTGATTTTCAAAATGAATTAGCCAAGTTATGTGAAGAAAAAGATGGAAAATTATTTAGTGAATATAAAAGCGCAGGTGAATATGTAACTGTACGATGCAATAAACATAATTATGTATGGGATATACTACCAAATAATATAAAGAAAGGTAGATGGTGTCCTATATGTAATATGGGATTTAATGAAAAGGTTGTATATGATTATTTAATAAATATGCGTTGTAATTTTGAAATTCAATACTCATTTGATGACTTAATAGGTGATAATAATGAAAAATTACGTTTCGATTTTGCAATTCTAAATTCTGATAATTCTTTAGTTTATCTTATCGAAGTAGATGATGAGGAACATAAAGATCATCATTTTGGTAATTCACCAAGACAAATTCAAAGACAAAAAGCAATACAACGAGATATTCAGAAAAATGAATATTGTAAGAAACATAATATTCCACTTTATCGTATGGAAGTTCCTTTCAGATGTTTTAAAAAGTGGAGCTATGAAGATTATTACAGATATATCAACACAGAGTTAAAAAGATTTGTTGAAATGGCAAACAAACAGGGGGTATAAATGTTAGATACACAGATTAATATGTATTCTGTAGATACAGGTCATTTTTATAGCAATTATGAAAAATACTTACATGAAATGAACTGTAAATACAGACGTGAAAGAAATTATGTAAATAATATGCTTCCAAAATTAGAAGAAGAACTCGTGACGCAAGGTTACAACAAAGATGATTTTTCTGATTGGAAACGTTGTACCGTTGAAGACTACTATGAACAAGAAAACGATTCTGTGAAAGAATATATGAAGTGGTGTTTGATTATAAAACACAAAAGAGAGAAAGCAAATTTATCAAAAGAAAAACTTCTGAATCTTTTATCAAATAAAACAATTCAAAAAGAGAATCTATCGAATAAAATCGAGTATTGCAAATCGCATAATATTCCATATAATAAAAAAATCGAATTAAGAGAGCTAAAAAAAGACGAACTAAATGATAATAATATCATTTCAGTATTTGAATCTTCCCTTACACGTATTATCGGCATTAAAAAAGACGAACTAACAGACGCTCTTATTGTAGTTCAAGTTTATTATTTTGATGTATTTAAAGATTTATCTTTTTATGGATTTATGTATAATGGCGAAAAATACAGATACTTTACATCTTCTGCTGGTCAAATTCGTAAGAAAAAAGCTGTTTTTATTAAAGAATCAGTATGGAATGAAGTTGAAAAGACAGTCATGTGTGGTCTTACTATTGATAAAATAAACTCAAAGGGTGGAAACAATGTTAATAAACATCTTGCATATATGGCATTGGCGAATTCAGCTACTGACCAGTGGAATGATTTTGATATAGACAGATGTATTGTTGTAGATGATTTTGAGACGAATGTGCCAGGAGAATTTGATTTTATTGATGAGACTGATTATTCGATTGAGAGAAAAACTGGTACTGTTCCGATTACTCATACTGATGGAGCTGGCATGATATTACCAAGCGTAATGACGAAGAACACAATGTTTCGTGCTCCGTGGGTGAAAGGTTTATTGGGAGTATTTGATTTTAAAAAGTTTATTGAAGTAAATAATTGCTCTCCTATTATCACAGATATTTATGGACAAGACCATGATATAATTGCTGAAGATATTAGAATAATTTTCACAAAAAGTCAATTTAAGATGTATAAGTTTTACGATTCATGGGATGAGTATAAGACATTTTTTAAGCAATATCATTGTCAAGCTGGTAGATGTAACACTGAGGAAGATGGAATTAAAAATGCAAAAATCAATTATCAGATGTTACAAACTCTCACAAATGTAACAGACGAAGAGATTGATTTACTTACAAAGAAGTCTGTGGAGCGAATCACAAATATCTGTAACTCTGTTGATACCATGAAAGATATTCTTGGAATTACACCTTATAATACAAATATGACAGCTTTTCAAAAAGCAGTAAAGATTTACCCTGCTCTACTCAACGATACATATGCAAAAGACGTGATCCGTGAAGTAAAGAATAGTCTTTTAAAAAAATATAGAAGTGGAAAACTTGAAGTAAATGGAAAATATACTTTCTTACTTCCAGATTATTATGCAGCTTGTGAGTATTGGTTTGGACATATTGATACACCTAAAGGATTGTTGGCAGACAAAGAGGTATTTTGTTGGTTATTTAAACAATATGATAAACTTGACTGCCTAAGAAGTCCTCACCTTTACAAAGAACATGCTATTCGTTTCAATGTGGCGAATAAAGTATATGAAGAACGAGTTGATAAAATCAGAGAATGGTTTACAACAAATGCAGTATATACAAGTACATATGACCTGATTAGTAAAATTCTTCAGTTTGATGTTGATGGAGATAAATCATTGGTAGTTGCTGATCCTGATTTTGTAAGAATCGCAGAACGTAATATGAATGGTGTTGTACCACTCTATTATAATATGCGTAAAGCTGAACCAAGAATTTTGAACAATCAAAGTATTTATGAAGGATTAAATGCGGCATTTACAGGTGGAAACATCGGCATTTATAGCAACAATATTTCAAAAATCTGGAATAATGATGTATTTATCAATGGAACGGATGAGGAAAAAGAACATGCAACTAATTGTGTCAAGCGTTTATGCTGTCAGAATAATTTTGTTATTGATTACGCTAAGACATTATACAAACCTGAGTTTCCAGAAACAATTGGTGAAGAAATTAAAGAATTTACCAATCAGAAACTTCCTGCATTCTTTGAATACGCCAAAGACAAGGAAAAATCACAAGTTGATGATAGAAATGATAGTTTTGTAAATAAACTCTACTCTCGTATTCCTAATAAATCAATTAATACAAGAGGTATGAAACTTGGAGAATTAAAATATAAGGATATGATGAAAAATCCCGATATTGTGTGCTCTAAAGAAGTTTCTGATTTGTATAATGAGTTAAACAAGAAGTATCGTTATATGGTTAATATGAAGGATGAATACATTGATAATCTTCATTATGTAGCTTGTTCTATTAGAAACCAATTTGCTGAACTTGGATATTCGGAAGAAATGACTGCTGATATGCTTATACAGTATTTGTATAAGAATAAAAAACGTGCAAAACAATTATTTTGGTTCTGTTATGGAGAATATGCGGTAGAGAATTTGAAGAATAATATTAAATATAAAGAACCAAAAGTCATTCAATGTATTGATTGCGGTGAGTGGTTTGAAGTTGATAAAAACAATGTAAAGACTTGTAGATGTCCTAAATGTAACATTGAACATAATAGAGAATTAAGAAGATTACAAACAAGAAGATATAGAGAAAATAAAAAATGTAGTAGCTAGGCTTTTGTTAAAAATTCGACCATAAATATTGGGTTATTTTATTATGTTTAAAATTTTGTAACCCATTACTAATGGTCGAAAATTATACTCCAAATGTTTATATATGGAGAACAACATATCATATAGGCATAAGCCTAATTTACAAAGTAAGATATGATTCTATAAACGAATTCGTGCAGTTGGGAGGAATGATTATTTTTGACAATTACACAGGAAAAGATTATTAAAGAAATCGCAGAGAAGGAAGATATAAATGTAGCGACAGTCCGTAAAGTATTCAAAAGGGCAGAGAAATGTATATTCGCCTACCTATCTTCTACTACTCCCACTGATAATACAGTGGTAAAAATTTTAGATGGATTAAGTTTGGAATGTAAATATATTCCAGAAAAAGAAATCCATACATATGATAATATCCAATGTGAAGCAAAAATTTGGACGAAACCAAAAATAACTCGTTATTACAATAGAAAGCTAAATGGATATTTTGATTAAACAATGAAATCAGCTTTTATTGGTTTATTATACAAGGTGGTATAACTTTATTTATGAGTTTTATATTTTAACTTACTGATAAAAAGAAAATAACATATTGAGTGCATAAAATATTTGCACAACGGAATTATTAGCCGAAAGGCAGTGATTTTCTTTGATTGGCATAAGCCAGTGATTTAACAATGTCCTGTATGGACATAATATAACACAAATTAAATTCAGAACAGTGATTTGGATCTCGTATCATGCTGAGGCTACAATAAATGCATGTGGTGTACGCAGCCATAAATGCGAACGTTAATGCTTGAGACGGAGAACTCAATGCGAAACTTCCCATCGCTTACTAATCATTGGCGGTTCTGAACAATTCTAAAGATTATTTCTAAGATTGGTACTTCATATTGTACTCCTCTTCTTATATGTGTCGGTAACTGTGCCACAATTCTTGTAGTACGGTTGCCGATTATTCTCAAATATATTATTGCTGGCGAGTGAAACGGATTATCACGCATGACTCATTCTCATGAGATAACAGGTTCGACTCCTGTGCTTCAGCGACTCTCCCATTTTATATGGGAACTGGTCGGTTTCGGATCAGAGGATGAAAATTCTAAGATAAGCATGGTGACATGTATAAAGTGGTTCTTATCGTATTATAAGGCTGCGACTGTAGCAATACAGCTTGACGGAAAACACATAAAATCTACACCCAACCTTCTATTCAAGGGCGACTGCTGGCGAATATGGTTGTATTGGTGGGTGTCTCGAAATAGGCACTGTATTAACACAGAAATGTGGGGATGATTTATGTATAGCTAGTGGGAATATCGCAAATATAACTGCTGGTTAGATTGTAGGTAACTTTCTTAATCTGAAAAGAAGGAAGTTTAATACAAAGCAAGGAGATCGCAATCCGAGCAGGATGGTGATGATTGGGCTGTGTCCAAAAGACACGGATGGTCAGATGTACACCTCATCGTCCAAGAAGAATACATACTTTTGAAGAAATAAATATTAATATAGAATATTAAAATTTAGTATTGGTAAATTGCAAGCAAAAGTGTGTACGACCATGAAGAGAAAAACAACTTATTCACCTGTAATATGGTGACATATAGCACTCGCAAGGTGTTATATGAGAAAGTACAAGTACGTGCAACTCTAATAGGCTGCAACCTATGAATCTCGCAAGGAAGAATGTGCAGAAAGAAAATCTATAATACTTTGTGGTAAGAGTTTGCCAGTTATGTCAAAACTGGTGTTGTTGCTACCTACTGCTTAATCAGCAGTGTGATAAATTGCGTCCAACCGCAATAGACGGTAGTGTATTAGGTCAATTATCTCAGCCTATATTACATATTACATATAAATCTCATACTTCGGTATGGGATTTTTATTTTTGGGATTTAGCTCAGTCAGGTTAGAGCGGCGGTCTTGTAAACCGTGTCCGCCACAAGTCCAAATCTTGTAATCCCAACTACTATCTCACTAATATGTGAGAAATTTTAGGAAAAGGATGTGTATTAACATAATTAAGATTACAAAGCAAGAAGTGGAATATTTAATTTCAAAAGATGTACCGTTTGGGTATGAAGGAATTAGTCACACGGTTTCTCGTCACCGTAGAACGTATTATCTTGCAGAAAGTTACAAAAACAAAAAGCTTCATAAACAGTATGAAAATTTAATTGGTATTAAGTAACCAAAATATTTAAGGAAGGTGGTGTGAATGCCATCGGAAAGAAAAAACATGAAGTAACCGTAGAGATTATCGGTGGTAATGCTGAAGGTGTTACTGGTAGTTGTACACGAATAAAGACTTCTGAACATTGTTATTTGTTCGAATGTGGTATGATTCAGGGAGAACATACTGTATTAGAAAACTATAGAGCAAATATGAAATATATTCAGAAAGTACGACCACAAGAGGTAGAGTTTATTATTGTGGGACACTTACATGCAGATCATATAGCTATGATTCCAACATTATATGCGCGTGGAAAATGTAATGCAAAAATTATTGTTCCAAAAGGTTCGACATCTATTTTAAAAGAGATGTGGTTAGATTCATCATTTATAAATTGTCGTGATATAGAAGTTATCAATTTAAAAAATGATAGAAATTATGAACCGTTTTATACAGAAGATATTGTATATTTGCTCTATAGTTTTCT